CGGGGCCGGCCGGCTGGTTGCCCGCCTGCCCCCCACCAAAAATCTCTCCCCGGCGAACCCCAGGGGGCGCGCGATGTCGGACTACCGGGGCCGCCGGGGCAGCGCCTGGACGAAGATCCGCCTCTTCGTCCTCGACCGTGACGCCTGGACCTGCCGCATGCCCCGCTGCTTGCACCCCGCCGGCCGGGCGATCGACACGACCCTGCCCGGCACGGCGAAGTGGGGCCCTTCGGTCGACCACGTGATCGAGGTCGCCCTCGACGGTCCCCGCGAGGACCCGGCCTTCCTGCGCGCCGCGCACCGGCACTGCAACGTCTCCGCCGGCGGGGCGCTCGGCGGCCGCATGCGACCACGGAAACCCAAGCCCGGGCCGGGCCCGACACCAGCGCGGTTGGGGTCGCAGTCACGGAGGTGGTGACCACCCATGGCCCGGGCCAAGAAACCGACCATCGCCGACATCGTCGCCCGCGTCGACGGCGATCCGGAACGGGCCCGAGCCGAGCTCGAGGCCGAGCAGTCGCAACCTCGCCCCCGCACGTCGCTCATCGGCCGGCTCGAGGCGATCGCCGCCCACGACCTCGGAGCTGCGCTGACGCTCGTCGAGGCGGTGGCCACCGGCGATCGCAAGGCAGCGCTCGTGGCGCTGCGTGACCACCTGGCCGACCGGCTCGAGGACCCGAGGGCCCGCTGTGTCGGCTGCGGTGGGCTCGTTCCGCTGAGCGTGCCGACCGCGGGGGTGGCCAAGGAGCTCCGGGCGGTCGTCGACGAGCTGGCCAAGCTCGTTCCGCCCAAGGAGTCCACGGCCGATGAGCTCAAGAAGAAGCGCGACGCCCGGCTCCATGCCGCCCAGGTTCCGGTACGTGCCGCCCGCCGCGACGAGGGAGGCGGCCGAGGAGGCCCTCCAGCTCGGTGAGAGCGTCGGGCTCACGCTCGACCCGTGGGGCCAAGACGTCATGCGCGGCGCGTGCGGCGAGACGGCCGATGGGCGCTGGGCCGCCACCGAGGTGGGCCTGGTGGCCCCGCGGCAGAACGGCAAGAACGGGGTCCTGATGGTCCGCGAGACCGCCGGGCTGGTGCTCTTCGACGAGCGCCTGCAGACCCACACCGCGCACCGGTTCGACACGGCGATCGAGCACTACCTGAAGATGAGGGAGCTGTTCACCAACTGGGACGACCTGCGCCGCCGGGTCCGCAAGATCCCCGAGGGCAACGGCGCCGAGGCGATCGAGCTGCTGTCGGGTCAGCGCCTCGTCTTCAAGGCCCGCGCCAAGCAGGGCGGCCGAGGGTTCACCGGCGACCTGATCGTCTTCGACGAGTTCATGTGGCTCCTCGAGGCCGGGTCGCTCGTGCCGTCGCTGTCGGCCATGCCCAACCCGCAGATCTGGTACACGGGCTCGGCGCCCCTCGACCGGGCAGAGTCGAACAGGCAGCGCAAGCTGATCCGCCGGGGCCGGGCCCTGGCCACCGCGGCATGAGCAGCGTCGACGACGCCGGCGCCGAGGAGACCACGTTCGCCTACTTCGAGTGGAGCGTCCCGGGGAAGATCGACGAGGTCGACCTCGACGACCGCGACCTCTGGTACCAGGCCAACCCGTCGCTCGGCTACGTCCGGCCCAACGGCTCCGGGCTCAGAGAGGGCTACATCGCCGGGGTGGAGCGAGGCGGGGCGGGGATGATGGCCGACGACGAGTTCGCCCGGGAGCGGCTCGGGATCTTCAACGACGGCGACGACGCGGTCTCGGCGATCGACACCGACGACTGGGCTGCGTGCCGCGACAACCGCAAGCCCAAGGCCATCGACGGTCCGTGGATGCTCGACCCGGTCTGCCTCGGTGTCCACGTTGCCAAGGAACGCCGCTCCGCGACGATCGCCGCGGCGGGTGAATGCCAGGGCGGTGGCCTCGCGGTCGAGGTCGTCGACCAACGGCGCGGGGCGCTGTGGGTACCTGACCGGCTCGTCGAGCTGGTCGAGAGTCACAAGCCCCGCATGGTCTGCGTCGACCGCCGGTTCTTCGACCCGGAGGTCCTGACCAAGCTCGAGGAGGCCGGGCTGGTGCCGGCCGCGACAGCGACGAGCGCCTCTACAGCCAAGAGCCGGGGCCCTGGCTCGGCGGAGGGCGCAGCGACGCTCTTCGACGTGAAGCTCGAGGACCACATCCGGGCCTGCGCCGGTCTCTTCGACGACATCGTCGCCCACGACCTACGCCACCGCGCCCAGCCCGTCCTCGACACCGCGGTCGACAAGGCCGCCACCCGGACCGTCGGCGACGCCTGGCTGTGGGACACCCGCAGCGACGAGGTCATCCCGCTGGTGGCCGTGACCCTGGCCCGCTGGGGCCACGTGCAGCCGCCGCCCAAGGCCGAGCGCGCACCGTTGTTGCGCTGAACGGAGACCCGATGATCAGCACCCTCAAGGCTCTCCTCAAGACGCTCGGAGCCAAGGTCCAGTCGCCTCTCGTCGAGCTCGCCGGCGCCGCCGCTGTCACCGTCGGTGTCACGCAGCGCTTCGGCGGCGCAGCCGGCTGGATCGCGGCGGGTGTCGCGCTCTTGTTGAAGTCCGGCGAGACCCCACCCAGCCGAGATCCGTGAGCGTCCTCGGCTCGTTCCTGCGCGACCACTTCTCGATCGAGGACCCGGGTCTCCCGCTCACCTCGACGGTGCTCGCCGACTGGCTGGGCGGCGAACGCAGCGACGCCGGCGTGCGGGTCACCGAGAAGCGTGTCTACGGGATCCCCGCGTACTACCGCGGCGTGGCGATCACCGCGGGCACCCTCGCCGGGTTGCCGGTCAAGGTGTACGTCGACGGCACCAGCGAGCAGGTCCGCCAGAAGACGGTCCTCGACAACCCCAACCCCCGCCAGACGCCCTTCGAGTTCCGCTTCACGCTCTTCGCCAACGGGATCTCCTGGGGCAACGCCTTCGCGTTCAAGGTCCGAGACGGCGCCGACATCGTCCGCGAGACCTGGTCGATCCACCCGTCGCGGGTGCGGGTGTATGAGACCGAGCCCAGCGAGCGCGACCCCGCCGGGAAGCTCTTCGAGGTCACGTTCCCGAGCGGCGAGCAGGGCCGCTACAGCGGATGGGACATCTTCCACCTGCCCTACTTGTCGCCCGATGGTGTCGCCGGGCTCCGGCCGTTGCACGTGATGCGCCAGGCGCTGGGCATCGCGATCGCCGCGGAGGACAGCGCCGCGGCCCTCTACGGCAACGGGTCGATGCTCTCGGGGATCCTCACCACCGACCAGGAGCTCGACAACGACGCCGTCACCGCGCTCAAACGGCGCTGGAAGGCACTGGTGGGCGGGCCCCGCCGGGCCGGCGAGATCGGTGTCCTCGACCGTGGCGCCAAGTTCGAGGCCGTGGCGCTGCCCCCCGGCGATGCGCAGCTCCTCGAATCCCGCCGGTTCTCCCTCGGCGAGACCGCCCGGATCATCGGTATCCCACCGCACCTCATCGGCGACGTCGAGCGGTCGACCAGTTGGGGGACCGGCATCGAACAGCAGGTGCTGGGGTGGGTCAAGTTCTCCCTGAGCAACTGGATCCTCGGGTGGGAACAGCGCGCCACCCGCGAGCTGCTCCCGGGCGGCTGGAGCAACGGGACCTGGTTCGCCAAGTCGATCCTCGAGGGCCTGCTGCGCGGCGACTCCAAGGCCCGCGCCGAGTTCTACCGGGTCCTGGCGTCGCTCGGTGCCATCTCCCCCGCGTTCGTCCGTGACAAGGAAGACCTCGAGCCCGTCGAGGGCCTCGACTTCTACACGATCCCCCGCAACCAGCAGATCGTGGCCGGCGCCGGCGCCGACACACCCGCGCCCGCCGAGGCCGCCTGAGAGAAGGGGAGCCGTTGATGGCTCGAGCCGTACCGGACATGCGCCGCCGCGCGCTCATGCTCGACACCGGGCGCCGCACGATCGACGTGCCCGTCGACGGCGCCGGGCACCTGCGCCGGACCGTCGACCTGGCCGGCGACGCCAGGCCCAAGATCACCCGCGCCGAGGGCGACGACGGCCCCATCGGGTTCAAGGGCCACGCGGTGCTCTACAACAAGCGGACCTGGATCGGCTCGAAGCGCTGGGGGTTCTGGGAGGAGGTCCTGCCCGGGGCCTGCACCAAGACCATCACCGAAGCCGACATCCGGTTCCTGCAGAACCACAACGTCGACCTCATCCTGGCCCGCAACAAGGCCGGCAACCTCCGCCTCGCCGAGGACAGCATCGGCCTGGGCGTCGACGCCGACATGACCCCGACGAGCTACGCCCGGGACCTCGCCCTGTCGCTCGAGGCCCGTGACGTCACCCAGATGTCGTTCGCGTTCGACATGATCGAGTACTCCTGGGGTGAGGCCGAGGACGGCAACGAGATCCTCCGCCACATCGAGATCGCCCTCTGGGACGTCTCGACGGTCACCTACCCCGCCTACGTCGAGACCGACGCCTCGCTGCGCCTCGACGTCATGGCCGCCGCCCGCGCCAACGGCTTCGACGCCGTCGACCTCGACGCGCTCGCCCGGCGCCTGGCGGACCCCGACCCCGACCTTCTCGCCGCGCTGCGCCACATCGCCCGCGGCGCCACCCTCCCTGGGCCGGCCGAGACCACCCAGGACCCCAGCGGGCCGCCTCGGGGCACCCGCGACAACAGCCCGCCGGCCAGCTCCACGGGCGCCACCCCAACCGGTAAGGCGCTCGCGTTGCGCACCCTCGCCGGCGCGACCGCCATGCAGCCCAAGGAGCTGTGATGCCCACTCTCATCGAGATGCGCGAAAAGCGCGCCAACGTCTGGAACCAGGCCCTCGAGTTCAACGCCCGCCACGCCAAGGGCGACACCATGTCCGCCGAGGACGAGGCCGCGTGGGCGCGTGCCCTCGACGAGGTCGACGAGCTCAAGGCCAAGATCGACACCCGGGAGCGCACCGAGCGACTCGACAAGGAGTTCGCCGAGATCGACGACCGCACCACCCGCGGCGGCACCGGCGACCCCAGCGACGGCACCGGCGGCGCCTCTGGCGGGGACGGCGCGAGCCTCGACGACTACCGCAAGGCCTTCACCTCGTACATGCGCTTCGGCCTCAACGAGCTCGAGCCCGAGGAGCGCCAGCTGGTCCGCAAGCACTTCAGCGCCGACAAGGGCGTCGCCCGGGCCCTGGGCGCCGGCACCGGGACCGCGGGTGGCTACACCGTCCCGGAGGGGTTCTGGGCCAAGGTCACCGAGACCATGCGGTACTTCGGTGGCGTCCTCCAGGCCGGCGTCGAGACCCTCGACACCGACAGCGGCCAGGACATCCCGTGGCCCACCAACGACGACACCGGCAACAAGGGCGCCCTGCTGTCGGAGAACACCGTCGTCACCGAGCAGGACGTCACCTTCGGCGGCAAGACCCTCGGCGCCTACATGTACAGCTCGAAGCTCGTCCGGGTGTCGCTGCAGCTGCTGCAGGACTCCGGCGTCGACATCGAGAGCTTCGTCGCCCGCAAGCTCGGCGAGCGTCTCGGCCGGATCTTCAACGAGCACTGGACCACCGGCACCGGCGTCAACCAGCCCCAGGGATGGGTGACCGGCGCCACCACCGGCGCCACCAGCGCCGGCGCCACCGCGATCACGGTCAACGACATCATCAACCTGATCCACTCCGTCGACGTCGCCTACCGGTCCGGGCCCGACGTCGGGTTCCAGCTCCACGACCTCACCCTCGCCTACGTCCGCAAGATCCGCGACGACTCGGGTGGCGCCGGCCTCGGCCGCCCCATCTGGGAACCCTCCATCCAGATCGGCCAGCCCGACAGCCTCTTCGGCTACGCGACCACGGTCAACAACGACATGGCCTCACCCCCCGCCGGTGTGCCCGCCACCACCCAGAAGCTCCTCGGGTTCGGCGGCTGGCGGTCGATGTACGTCGCCCGCCGGGTCAACGGCGCCCAGATGCTCAGGTTGGCCGAGCGCTACGCCGACTTCCTCCAGGTCGGCTTCCTCGGCTTCGAACGAGCCGACGGCATCGTCCAGGACGCCTCGGCCGCCAAGGTCCTGGTCCAGCTGTAGGCAGCCATGTGGACCATCCCAGCCAAGAGCCTCGACGAGGCGACATCAGCAGGGCCCGGCGCGGAGCTGGACCTCCACGAGGTCAAGTCGGACCACGCGTTCCAGTGGACCGTCGAGCTCGGCTCGGCCGGCGACCGCGTCGACGTCGAAGGGCGAGGCTCGCTCGACGGCGTCAACTGGTACCCGCTCGGCCCTGCTGTCGTCATCGAGGGCAGCACATCGCAGGTGCTCCTCTCGCTCTTCGATGACAAGCCGGCTCGGTACACGCGGGCTGAGGTGCGTTCCGTCGTCACCGGCACCGCGACGGTCACAGCCCACCTGACATCACGCCCCTGACCGGCCGGTCAACCAGCCGGGCGGCGGCCGCCCCGGGTGCGGCGCTCCGTCGGTCCGCCCCGGGTGGGGCAGCTGGTCCAGTGCTCCGGCTCGGTGATCGGCTCAACCTGACCTGTGCGGGGGCGCCACCCGACGTGCCGGTCATCGGGCGTGACTCCCACGACCCAGCCGTCGTGGGTGGCGACGGCGAACAGCAGCTCGGCGCCGATCGCTGCCTCGGCTTGGCGCAGCTTGCTCTCGCCGAGCATGCCCTCAACACCCATGGCCACACATCGTCTCACTGAAGGAGCACGACCATGACCCTCAGAGACCTCGACCGTCAGATCGCTGTCGTGAACTCGGTCGCACCCCAGGCGGCGCTCACGGCCACCACGACCGGCACCGGTGTCGACCTCGCCGGGTTCCGGTCAGCGGCTGTGGTCGTGCATGCGGGGGTGGCCACCGACGGCACCTTCACGCCGACCGTGGAGGAGTCCGACGTGATCGGCTCGGGCTACACGACCGTCGCGGCGGGTGACCTGTCGGGCAGCTTCGCCGCGATCACCTCGGCCGCCGACGACAACGTGCAGGAGGTCGGCTACCTCGGCACCCGGCGGTTCATCCGTGTCGTGCTCACCGAGACCGTCGCCTCCGCCGGGCAGTTCATCACCGCCGTCGTGGTCAAGGGCGACCCCATCACCAGCCCGGCCTGACCTCGCCTGGCCGGGGCCCCGTCGCTGCCGTGCGCACGACCGGGGCACCGGCCAGGTGAAACCCCCACCCCCACCCAGAAGGGAGGCGGCCGTGCTGCGCGTCCGCATGAAGACCCACATCACCGGCTACCGCAACGACGCCGAGTGGCCACCGGTCGGCGGTGAGATCGACCTGCCCGATCTCGAGGCCGGCGATCTCGAGGCCGCCGGGTACGCCCAGATCATCGGCCAAGCCACCCCTGCCGCCGGCGAGGACGTCGCGCTCGAGGCCATGACGGCCAAGGCGCTCCGGGCGGCCGCCGACGCGGCTGGGATCGAGATCCCCAAGCGCATGAAGCGCAAGGACGACCTCGTCGCCCACATCACCGCCGAGCTCGCCGCGAAGGCCGCCGAGGAGGACCCCGATGAAGGATCAGCCAGCGACCCCGGAACAGGGCAACCCGACGCCTCAGGACCGGATGGTCCGCCCGCCGGCGACGGCCCCGACGCCACCTCACCAGCGGCAAGTCCCGGACCCGGCGCCGCCTGACGGGGTGGACCAGGCCGACGTCGAGGACTAGCCGTGCTGGCGACACTGCCCGACTACGAGGCCCGCTACGGCAACGCCAGCGACGGGCTCCAGATCGAGGCGCTCCTCGCGGACGCGTCGTCGCTTGCCGTGCAGATCGCGGGCCTCGACATCGTCCGTGTCGTCGACGACGTCTGGACCGGTGAGGGCGAGGGCTCCGACCTGTTGCAGCTCCCGCAGGTCCCGGTCACCTCGGTGCTCCTGGTCACCGTCGATGGCACCGCGCTGGCCGCTACGGGGTGGAGGCTCCTGTCGCACGGCCAGCTGCGGAGCCTGGTGGGTTGCTGGTCGACCTGCTCGCTGATCGAGGTCACCTACACGCATGGGTTCGACCCCGTCCCGTCGTGGATCGTCGGGCTGGTGTGCTCGATGGTGCAGCGGGCGGTGCGTCCCGAGACCCTGGCGGGGATCTCCCAGCAGGCGACGGGCGGCCAGTCCGTCGCCTACGTCTCGAACGCGGCGGGGTCGAACATCTGGGCCACCCAAGCCGAAGCCACCCGGCTCCGTTCGATCTTCGGGCCCCGGCTCGGCTGATGGCCGTCCACGCCAGGTTCGCCAACCGCACCCTGGTCGTCGAACGCAAGGCCCGCACCACCGACGGCGCCGGCGGATGGACCGAGGCCTTCGCCCCGATCGGCACCGTCACCGGGAGCCTCCAGCCGCTCTCGGCCGTCGAGCGCCACATCGCCGAGCAGGAGTGGGCCGAGGCCCGATGGGTGTTCTTCGCCGACATCGACGCCGGCATCGCCCGCCACGACGAGCTCGTGCACCCCGACGGGCGCCGCTTCAAGGTCCTCTTCACTGGCGACTGGGACGACGACTCCCCGCTCGATCACCTCCGCGTCGACCTCGAGGAGATCCAACGTGGCCGCTAGCAAACCAGCCAAGGCGGTCCCCGGGACGCGCCGCAGGTGCAGCTCGTGTGGCCGCGCCCGGCCGCGGGCGTCGTTCCGTGGCCGGTCGCAGATGTGCGCCAGCTGCCAGGGCGCGGCCGGGACCGTCGCCCACGCCCCCCACGAGGCTGTCGCCCACGCCCTCGACGAGGCCAGCGACCAGCGCAGATCTCCGCAGCCGGGGTCGGGTTGATGCCGGTCGAGCAGTGGGACCAGCGCAAGGTGATCCGGGCCCTGCGTGGCGAGGTGACCAAGGGCATGCGCCGGGCCATGAAGCACGTCCGCGTCACCGTCCGGGCCGAGCTGTCGGGCCCGGCGGGTTCGCCGCCCGGTGGCCCGCCCGGGAAGGTCGACGGCGACCTCATCCGCGCCGTTCGCCACAAGGTCAAGGTCAAGCGCAACACGGTCAGCGGGTTCGTCGGTGTGCTCGACGACCCCGTGCAGGCCGCCAAGGGCGCCCGGCTCGCGGGCGGGTTCGCCGGCCGCGACCGCGACGGCCGCCTCTACTCCCAGCAACCGCGGCCGTGGCTCGCTCCGGTCCTGCGCCGCGAGGCCGACAAGGTCGTCGAGATCATCAACCGAGGCGGTGGTGGCTGATGCCCGTCAAGACCTGCGAAGGCTGCGGCCGACCGGTGGTCGTGCGCCGCCACCGCTACGGCACCGGGACGACTGTGCCGGCCTGCCCCGACTGCTCGGCCCCGCCCCCCGTCGTCGAGGCGCCGGTGGTCGAGGACCCGGCTGCCGCACTGGTGGCGGGCTGGACCATCAACGAGGTCCTCGAATGGGTAGCCGACGGGGTAGGCGACGGCGGCGGCGACCCGGCCGGGAGGGCTGCCTATGCACTCGGCGCCGAGCTCGCACGCGGCGAAGAAAGCGTGCGGCGCACCCTGGTGGCGAAGCTCCAGCGGATCATCGACCAGGTCCAGGACGCCGAGTGAGCATCACCGAGGCGCTCCACGACCGGCTCGCCGGCGACGGACCGCTGGTCGCGCTGCTGGCCACCTACCAGGGAGCACCGGCGATCTTCTCGGCGGACCCGATCCCCGGTGACGCCACCCTGCCGTGCCTGGTGATCTCCGGTGTCGAAGCCGACGAACCGAACGACACGAAGGACCTCCGCGGCCGCGAGATCCGCCGGCGGGTCCGGGTCTACACCGACGCCGACGGCTCCGAGTTGCTCGTCGACGAGATCGCCGAACGGGCCCGCACGCTCCTGCACCGCAACCCCCTCGACCTGTCCGCGGATGGCCAGCACTGCTACGTGGCCGAGGTGACCGGGCCGTTCACCGCCCCGACCGACGAGACCCTGTATGGCCGCGCGCTCGACGTGCGGTTCCTGACCATGGAGGCCTGAGATGGCTGACGAGATCCCCAATGGCACCGCCGGCCTCCTCCTGCTGGAGGACCCGCTCAACCCCGGCACGTTCCTGCCCCTCGAGGGCCAACGCGACATGAACGTCGACGAAGCCGTCGGCGAGATCGACACCTCGTCGAAGGACAGCCCGGCGATGACCGTGGTCGGCGGCCGCTACGACTCCAGCGGCAGCTTCGAGCTCGTCTACCGGCCCTCCGCGCCGGTCCAGGTGGCGCTCAAGACGGCGTTCCGGGCCCGGGACCTCGTGTCGATGCGGGTGTCGGAGGACGGCGTCGACGTCGAGGAAGCGGCCGTGCTGCTCACCGCGCTCAACATCGAGTACCCCGACCAGGACACCGCCACCCGGTCGGTCGACTTCCGGGTCTCGGGCGAATGGGCGGTTGTGCCCTGATGGTCGTCAACCCCCACACCGGGGAGGCGGTCCTGCGCGACGGCGCCGGCAACGAGACCCGGATCGTCTTCACCGAGGAGGCCGTCCTCGCCGTCGAACAAGCCCTCGACATGGGGGTGCTGGAGCTGTTCGAGCGGATGCTCCGCGGGCGCGCCGGGCTCGGGCAGCTGCAGGTGCTCGTGTGGGCCGGGATGAACGCCCACCGCTCCCGCTCCGGTGCAACCAAGGCGCTCAGCCCCGAACGGGCGATGAAAGTCATCCGGGCGTGCGGCGGGCTCGTCGGCGTGCTCCCCGTCGTCATCAACGCCCTCACCGCGTGCAAGGCCCTCGGGATGGAACCCGCCAGCGACGACGACGGCGAGGACGACGACGTCGAGGACCTGGACCCTACGAGCGGCGACGCCGGCGGTTCGTAGCCGCCGTCGCCGCCGGGGTCTCCCCCGTCGAGTTCTGGCGCTGCACCCCCGGCGAGATCACCGCGATCATCCGCGCTGACGTCGCCCGCCGCCAGGACGACATCGACCGGGGCCTCCAAGCAGCGTGGTACACCGCGGCGCTCGGCCGGGCCAAGAGGATCCCGCGGCTGTCGCGGTTCCTGCGGCGCCGCAACAAGCGCAAGAGCCGCCCCACGATCACCGCCCCCGACCAGGTCACACCCGAACGGGCCGAACGCCTGGCGCTGCTGACCCGCGGGATCAAGGTCTCGCCGACGGACCCCTACGCCCGCGACTGACCCCCGATCGGAAGGGTGAGCCATGTCGACCGACGTCCTCGGCAACGCCCTCGTCCCGGTGCGGGCCACGCTCGACAAGCTCGACAAGGACCTGTCCCAAGCCCGCGGCAAGGTCGACTCCTCGACCCGGGAGATGGCCGCGTCGATGGCCCGCAAGTTCGCCGCGGGCGCCGCGGTCGCCGGCGGCGCGGCGGCGACCGCCCTCTCGGTGGCGTGGGTCAAGAACGCGTCGATCGAGGCTGGGAACGACAAGCTCGCCGCCCAGCTCGGGTTGACCGCCGAGCAGTCCGAGGCCTTCGGCGAGGCCGCCGGGAACCTCTACTCCCAGGCCTACGGCGACAGCCTCGAGCAGGTCAACGCCGCGCTCGACTCGGTGCAGTCATCGCTCGCCGACAGCCTCGGCCCCGCCGAGGACGCCCTCGAGCGGACCACGGCGAAGGCCCTCAACCTCGCTGACGCCTTCGGTGTCGAGGTCGCCGACAGCTCGAAGATCGCCGGGATCGCCGTCAACACCGGCCTCGCCCGCGACGCCGACCACGCCTTCGACCTCATCACCGCCTCGATGCAACGCATGCCCGCCGGCATGCGCCAAGAGCTGATCCCCATGGTCGAGGAGTACGCGGTGCACCTCTCTGCCATGGGCATCACCGGCGAGGACGCCTTCGGGCTCATGGTCGCCGCCTCCCAGAACGGGGCCTTCGCCATCGACAAGCAGGTCGACGCCATCAAAGAGCTGGCAATCCGTGCGACCGACATGTCGACCACCTCTGTCGACGCCTACAAGGCCGTTGGCCTTGAGGCCGACGACATGGCCGCCCGGTTCGTCGCCGGCGGTGCCGACGCTCGTGGGGCGCTGAACGATCTGATCGACGGACTCCTGGGCATCGAGGACCCCGTCGAGCGATCGAACGCTGCCATCGCCCTGTTCGGCACACCGCTCGAGGACCTCTCCGTCACGCAGATCCCCCAGTTCCTGACCCAGCTCCGCGGGGCCGAGAGCGGCCTGGGCGACGTCGCCGGCGCGGCGGACGAGATGGGCGACACCCTCAGCGACAACGCCCAGACCGACATCACCGCCTGGCAACGCACCGTCGAGATGGGCGTCGTCGACCTCATGAACGACAAGGTCATCCCCGCCATCGAGGGCGCGCCCGGGCCCCTCTCTCAGCTGGGCAAGGGCCTGCTCGGCGCCGGGATGGCCGGGGGCGGCATGGCCGGCGAGCTCGGCATGGCCGCCGTCAGCCTCAAGAGCCTCGGCGGGCCACTCGGCAAGCTCGGTAGTCCTCTCGCGAAGGCGGCCCGCGGGTTCGGCACCCTCTCGGTCGCGTCGCTCAAGGCCGGGTTCAACGTCGTGCGCTCCGGGGTGATGATGGCCGCCTCGGCCGTGCGCACCGGCGCCAAGGTGGCCGCGCAGGTCGCCCTGCAGGTGGCCCGCTGGATCTTCCTCGGCGTCCAGGCCCTCCTCAACGCGGCGAAGGTGGCGCTGGCGTGGCTCATCTCGCTCGGCCCGATCGCCCTCGTCGGCGCCGCGGTGATCGCCCTGGTGGCGCTGATCGTCTTGAACTGGGACAAGGTGACGGCGGCGTTCGCCGCGGCGTTCGACTGGCTCAAGCGCAACTGGCCGCTGGTCCTCGCGATCCTCACGGGCCCGATCGGCCTGGCCGTCCTGGCCATCGTCCGGAACTGGGACACGATCAAGGCCAAGGGCGCCGCGGCGCTCCAATGGATCCGCGACAAGGCGACGGGGGCCAAGGACTGGCTCGTCGCCAAGTTCAACGCAGTCGTCGATTTCTTCACCGGGCTGCCGGGGCGGATCGCTCGTGCCGGTCGCGGGATGTGGGACTTCGTCGCCGACACCTTCAAGACCGCGGTCAACCGGGTCATCGGATTTTGGAACGACCTGGAGTTCACGATCGGCGGCGGGACCTACGACCCGCTCGGCCGCTTCGGCCCGTCGGTCAGCGTCCCGTCCTTCACGTTCCGCACCCCCAACCTCCCCACCCTGTGGGCTGGCGGCAACGTCACCCGGGGCGGCCTGGCGCTGACGAGCGAGCTGGGGCCCGAGCTGCTCGCCCTCCCTTCGGGGGCGTCGGTCACACCGTTGGGCGGCGGCGGCGGCCGGGGCATCGGCCGGCTGCTCGGTGGCGGTGGCACCGAGGTGGTGCAGCTCGTCGTCGACGGGCGGGTCCTGGCCGAGGTCGTGGTCGACCACCAAGACGACAAGGACCGGCGCAACGGCCGGGGCCGGGGCGGCCGGGGCGGCGGCCGGCGTGGCTTCGCGGGGGTCAGCTGACCGTGGGCGACATGCCCGGCATGCGGGTCGAGGTCGCCTGGCGCACCCCGCCGAGGGCACGGCCCGCGGCGAACCTCATCACCGTCGACCAGGCGTCGCTGGAGACCAGCATCGACGGGTGGGACTGGCCCGGCGCGGCGGCCGTCAACGACATCGAACGCTCCGACGACGTCGCTTCCGACGGTGACTGGTCGATGAAGGTCACCCGGTCTGTGACCGGGCCCGAGACCATGCAGGTGGTGCTCTCCGACCCGGCCGCCCAGGACACCCTCCTGGACTTCGGCGGCGGTCATGTCCTGACCGGCGTACCCGCCCGGCCCGGTGTCCTCTACACGGCGGTCGGCGACACCCGAGCCGAGACCGACCCCCGGGTCGTGTCGATCGTCGTGTTCTTCTTCGGTCCCGCCGGGCTGCTCGCTTCCCACCAAGCACCGTTCTCGAGCAACCAGACCGACGAGTGGATCACACTGCGCTCCAGCGGCATCGCTCCCGCCGACACCACCCACGCATCGATCGAGCTCGTGGTGCTGGGCGTCGCGGTCGGTGAGTCCCACTACTGGGACCGCCTCGGGATCCTCGAGGACGGCGCCAACCACTGGGCCTTGCCGGGCGCGCAGCTGTGGTGGCGCGTCGACGAGTCCGACGAAGCGGCCGAGGCCGCGGCGCTCCGCCATCTGCACGTGATCCGTGGCGCCCGCATGAAGGTCGCCGAGATCGAAGCCTCCGAGGCCGAGCTCGTCGTCGACAACCGCACCCGGGCGCTCGACCCCAACAACTCCGACTCCCCGTACGCCCCCTACGTGGCGTTGCGGCGCCGCATCCGGGCCGTCGCCGAGGTCGCCGGCGGTGACATCGACGTGTTCGAGGGGTTCATCGAGCGGCTCCCCACCGGATGGGAGCTCGGCGACGGGTGGGTCACGATCGGCGCCGGTGACCTCCTGTCGCTGATCGCCGGTGACGAGCTCACCCACTCCGAGTTCGAGCTCTCGCTCCTGGGCCAGCAGCCCGTCGGCCCGGGCGCCGGCGCCCCGCCCGCGCCGGACCACTGGTGGCGCCTCGACGAGGACCACGGCCGCGTCGCCTACGACCAGATCGCCGGCAAGGACGGCCGCTACGAGTTCGACCTCCAATCGAACGATCCCCTGCTGCCGTTCGAGGGCGGGCGGGGCAACGAGTTCTTCGGCAACGAGCCCCCCGGTGACACCGTCTGGCAGCCCGGCAAACGCGGCCGTGTGGTCACCGTCCCCACCTTCACGGCGGGGCCGATGCCCTTCGCGCTCGACGCGTGGGTGCGCCTGGTCCGGCCACCACGCCCGTTCGACTTCGGCGGAAACGTCTGGACCGACGCGCGCGTGATGTTCCGCCAGTCGACCGACGGCAGCCTCCAGCAGATGCACTTGTCGGTGCGCTGGTCCGACGACCCCCTCGAGCACGGCCGCCTCTACTTCGAGTGGTTCGATCCCGCCCAGACCGCCACGATCACCGTCGGGCCCTTCGAGACACACGCCACGATCGTCGACGGCAACACCCACCACGTCCGGGTGGTCGTCGACAACACCTTCCCCGGCGGCGACCTGGGCGTCACCCTCATCGTCGACGGGGTCATCGAGGGCCCGGGCGGCTTCTCGGCGGAGACCTGGGACTCGACGTTCGGCTCGACCCTGTCGCTGGGCCTCCACGGCCTGGTCCCCGTCGGCGTCGACAACTTCGCCGGCGCCGCTCTCTGCGCCCACATCGCGTGGTGGCACACCCTGACGCTCCACGACGTCACCAACCTCTACTTCCAGGCCGGTGCCCTCTTCGATGCCGGGCTCACACCGCGGGCCGGTGAGCTCACCGGGGCCCGCATCGACCGGGTCCTCGACATCATCGGCGTCGACCCCGCCGACCGCGACATCCACCCCGGCACCGAGGTCTGCGGGCCCGCCGACTGGAAAGGCCAGAACGACCTCGAGTACCTGCGCCGCGTCGTGGCCACCGAGCAAGGCGCCCTGTTCGTGGGCCCGTCCGGGCGGGCCACGTTCCGGCCCCGCGTCGCCAACAACCCTCCCCCGGTCATCGCGCTGGCCGGCGCCGTCGATCCCCTCGACCCCGACCTCGTGCCCTACAGCGACCTCGACGTCGACCACTCCCTTGACCGGGTCGTCAACATCGTCGAAGCCACCGCGGCCGGGCTCGAGCACCCGGTCCGGGTCGACAACGCGAAGTCGATCGAGGCGTTCGGGCCGATCTCCACCGGCGGTGCCATCGACACCGTCGCGGCGAGCGCCTACCAGCTGCGATCGATCGGCGCCAGGCTCATCAGTCGCAACCAGGCACCCCGCACCGTCATCACCGGCCTCCAGATCGCCGGGCGCAGCGACGACGTCGATGTCGCCTCCATCCTCGCCCTCGAGGTCGCCGACGCCGCCCAGATCCACGCCGCCCCACCGGGTCCGGGCCAACAGATCGACCAGCGCTCCCTGATCGAGCGGATCGAGCACACCTTCGACTACCAGGCCGAGGTCCTCACCACGGCGCTCGGGGTCGTCGAGCACGTGATCCTGCCCACCTTCGCCTGGGACAGCCCGGGCCGCGGGTGGGACGAATCGGTCTGGGACCCCGACACCTGAGGAAGGGCACGTGACGATCTGGACCCCGCCCAACCACGTCTCCGCCGGCGACGCCTCCAGCTCGCAGTTCAACGCCGAGACCGTCGACAACCTCACCCACCTCTGGGAACGCACCCGCGGCGCCTTCGCGTTCGCCGGGACCACCTCGGTGCCGACCGGGCTCGGTGCCTCCACCACCGTCGTCGTCACTGAGGCCCTCGCCAACGCCGACATCGACTACTCCGTCACCGCCGGGGTCGTCACCCTCAACGACGCCGGCATCTACCTGGTGACCATGGGCGCCGTGTGGGCCTCGGGGGCCACCGGGACGCTGCGGTGGGCCCGGGTCCTGCCCTCGAGCGTCGCCGAACCCATCCGCGACGGAGCTCCGCCGAGCACCACCCCCGCCCCGGGCGTCTCGGGCGCCGGCGTCATCAGCGTCCCCGCAGGCGAGACCCTCCAGGTCGAAGCCCGCCACGACCAGGGCGCCAACCTCAACGTCACCGCCCGCCTCGGCCTCATCCTCCTCGCCCCCACCTAACCCTCTGCAGGCCCATCGGCCGGATCGATGGTGTGCACCGGCGCGCCATCACACCGGGCGATGCGCTCCTCCGCGCCCCTAACCCCACTGCCCAGGGAGGCAAACCCCGATGGCCGTCCTCACCGTCCAACAGCTGGCCCAAGCCGGCACCCTCGTGGTCCCCGTCGCCGCTGCCGTCGGCGGCGACGAGTTGCCGATCGACACCAAGACCAGCCTCCGGGTCGTCAACGGCAGCGGCTCGTCGATCAACGTCACCATCGCGTCGCAGCTCCCGGCCGAACCCGGCCTGACACCGGCGAACCTCGTGGTCGCCGTCGCGGCGGGCACGACCCGCGAAATCCTGTTCAACCCGTCCAGGCCCTGGGCCGACACGCTCGGCCGGGCGCACGCCACCTACTCCGCGGTCACAACCGTGACCGTCGCCGCGGTGCGGAGCTGACCAGGCGATGGGCACCGTCACCGGCACTCTCCTACGACCCGACACCACCGGGTTCGCCGGCGCGGTGCGCTTCGGGCTCGTCGACGCCACGGGCAGGGCCCTGGCCCGGGCGTTCGACCCCGCCAACGACCGGACCTACATAGGGCCCATCGACGCCGCGGTCTCCGCTGCCGGCATCTACACCATCGCCCTCCCCGCCAACACGAGCCTCGAACCGGCCGGTACCCGCTGGGCCCGCACGTTCCTACGCGACGGCGTCGCGGGAACGACCGACCCGCTGATCGTCCCCGTCGGCGCCGGTCCGTTCCGCGAGGAAGACATCCTCGCCGACCCGATCGACCCGCTGCCCGAACCCGCGCCGGCCAACCTGATCGACTCGGCGCAGATCACCGCGCCGACCGGGAACCTCGCGGTCAACGTCCTGGTCATCACCGCCGTGCCCAACACGACGGTCACCGTCCCCGACGTCGCCCAGCCCGTCATCCTGCGCGGCGGCGGCCCGATCCGCCACAGCGTCGCCAACGCCAACTCCGCGCTCATGATCGCACCGCCCGGCGCCGTGCTCGGCGGCCAGCTCGACACCGCGTTCGCGCCGCTCGGCGCCATCGCAACGCTCGCCACCCCCAAGCCCGAGCTCCTGCTGGACCCCCACACCCCCGGCGACTACCAGCTCTACGTCTTCAGCTTCACCACCGGCAACATCGTCGTCGACGCCGGCGCCACCCAGAAGGCCTACCTGCGGGCGTTCTACGCGTGACGGGCACACAACGCTCCTACGGCGTGGGCCGCTACCACACCGGCGAAGGCGACCTCGTGATCACCCCCCTCGGCTACAGCGGCGGCGGGCCCCTGGTCGTCGTGTGCCCCGGCCTCACCGGCACCGCCGCGGGCTACAGCCCACCCGCGGTCCGCCGCGACCTCGACGTCCTCGCCGCCGCGGGCTGCGTCGTCATCGCCACCGACCTCGGCGGGGGCAACACCTGGGGACTCGACACCGTCGTGCACCCCACCACCGGCCGCATCGCCGAGGTCCGCGCCTACGCCGCTGCCGCCTGGGACGCCGACATCACCCGCATGGCGCTCCTGGGCGACTCGATGGGCGCCATGAACGCCCTCGGCTACACGTGGCGCGCGCCCGCCAACGTCAAAGCCGCCGGGCTGCGGCTCCCGGTCGTGGCCGCCGACGCTCTCCACGACCGCGACCCCTCAGGGATCGGCGCGTTCATCGACGCCGCCTACGGCAGCGGCAGCAACTGGGAAGCCGACAAGGCCAACCGCGACCCCAGCGCCACAGCCAACGCGGCGGCCATCGCCGCGATCGCGGGCCGGGTCCGGATCTGGCACAGCACCAACGACCCCGTCGTCGTCCCCGCCGACATCACCGCCTACACCGCGGCGACCGGCGTGCGCGCCGTGCCCCTCGGCGAGGTCGCCCACGACCCCGCCCTCGCCTACCCCGCGATCCACGCCCAAGCCCAGGCCCAGTGGATCCTCCAGCGCCTCAACACCTGACCCCCTCGTCCGATCGCAGCTGCCCCTGCTCGGGCGGCTGCTTCGCGTCCCCAACCGCTTCGTCTCGGAGGTGACCTGTGATCCAGGCCCGCAACTACACGCCCACCAACGGCCGCCAGATCGACCTCGTCGTGCTCCACAGCATGGAGGCCCCCGAGAAGCCCGCCACCGCCGAGAACATCGCTGGCTGGTTCGCCGGCGCCACCGCACCCCGGGCGTCTGCGCACTGGTGCCACGACGACAACTCCTCGGTCCGCTGCGTCCCTGACCGCGACGTCGCCTGGCACGCCCCCGGGGCCAACCACAACGGCATCGGCCACGAGATGGCCGGCTACGCCCGCCAGAGCAGCGCCGAATGGCTCGACCCCTACAGCCGGCGCATGCTGGCCCGCGTCGCCGCCCAGGTCCGCGTCGACTGCGACACCTACGACATCCCCCGCCGCTTCGTCGCCCCTGGTGGGCTCCGCCGCGGCGACCGCGGCATCACCATCCACCGCTACGTCTCCGAGGCGTTCAACCGCAGCACGCACTGGGACACCGGCTACCACTTCCCCGAGGACCACTTCCTCGCCCTCGTCGCCGACGCCGCCCCCACCGGCCCGACCCCGGCGCCGGGCCCGGTCGCCGGTGGCCGCACCGTGCTACGCCGCGGGACGACCGGCCCCCAGGTCGCCGGATGGCAACGCATCCTGGCCGGTGCCGGCCACCGCATCGCCGTCGACGGCAGTTTCGGGCCCGACACCGAGACAGCCACCCGGGCCTTCCAACGCCAGCTCGGCGTCGAGCCCGACGGGATCGTCGGGCCCGCCACCCACGAGGCCACCGCCCGCCTGCTCGCCTGGTTGGCCGCCCAGCGCCCCATCCTCGCCGTCCCGCCCTTCGCTGGCACCGTGCGGCGCGGTTCCACCGGTCCCGCCGTGCGCGCCGTCCAGGCCCGGCTGCGCGCCCGCGGGTGGCGCATCGCCGTCGACGGGATCTACGGGCCCGACACCGAAGCCATCGTCCGCCGGTTCCAGACCAACAAGGGCCTCACCATCGACGGCATCACCGGGTACGTGACCTGGCGGGTCCTGTGGACCGCGCCGGTCACACCCACGAGGTGACCGGTGTGGCCGAGGATCACCTGGACCCAGTTCGAGCGGGCGACCAAGTTCCTCGCCGGGCTCGTCTGGGGGACGCTCGAGCTGGCGTTGTGGGGTGGCCGCCTGGTGCCCCTGCTGTTCATCGGGGCGGTCTGGGGCCTGACCGAGCTGGGCCACGCGTTCGCCCGCCTGCGGGAGGTGTCTCAGTGATCGACTGGCTGCTCGTCCACCGCGACCGGCTCGGCACCGCCGCCCTGACGGTCGGGCTGCTCGTCGCCTGGCTGACCACCTGCATCCGATGAACGGCGACTCGGTCGAGATCCCGAGAGCGACCCTCCGCGGGCTTCGGTCACTCGTCGCCGGCGCCATCGCCGGTGTGGCCGTCCTCGTCGCCCTGGTCGTCGTCGTGGTCATCGAGGACCAGCAGCGCTGCGAGGCCGGCAACGACTTCCGGCGCCGCGACCTACCCGCCGCGTTCGCGCTCCACGACCAACACCTCGGCGAGGCCCTCGGCGCCACCGACGCCCAGATCGCCGCGTTCGACGCCCAGTTCCGGGCCGAGCTCGCCGACCTGTTCCCCCGACGCGACTGCTCCCTCCTCTAACCCGGCCACCCCGGCCCCCGTCCGAAAGGACCCCCTGCCGATGAGCTACAGCATCAACCTGCCCCGCGTCGCCAAGACGACCCCGCCCGCCGCGACAGGCGCCGCCATCACCGGCTACGACCCGCCCGGGCCCGCCCCCGCCGAGACCCGCGACCACCTCGCCGCCCTCGCCCAGGCGGTCCCCCTCATCGTCGCAGCCATCGGCCGCGACCACGACGACGTCGACGTCCACATCACCGGCCACGCCAACCCCCGCCACGCCCCCACCGAGGGGTGGGCCGACGAACACGTCACCGTCACCATCGCCTACGCCCGGCCCCCCACCGAGGCCACCGAGGCGACCGAGGCGACCGAGCGGACGGAGAACGCGGCGTGATCAGCGACCTCACCCGCCGCGCCGTCGTCATCGCCACCTCCGCGGTCACCCTCGTCACCGCCCTCGCCGTCGCGATCAGCGCGTTCATCGCCGAGATCACCCCACAGCTCCCCGACGGCTGGCAAGACAACGCGTTCCAACTCGGCGCCACCGTCACCGCCATCGCCGGTGCTGCGGCAACCGCCATCCGCCGGCTCACCACCGTCCCCGCCGACCAGCGCGGTCTGCTCCCACCCGACCGACCAGACGACTAGCCCCCGCCCCCTGGCGGTTGTCTTCCTGCGAGCCCTGAGGCCCGGACCCAGTTGGGTCCGGGCCTCGTTCGCCGTTTTCGGCCAAATCACCGAGATCAGCCCGGCGGGAGGATCCGCCGGGATCGGCCCGCGTGACGCTCGTACTTGGTGGCGCCGGCCTCCTCGAGCTGAGACCGCGACGGGCGGGGCAGACCGATCATCTCGACACCGGGCAGGTCCCAACGTCGAGCCGTGGCCTTGAGGACCCGGGCCGCGCCCTCCGCGGTCCCCACCCGGGCCACCAACGGCTCCAACGCCGCCAAGGAGTCCCGATAGAACCCGACCACCGCCCCCGACAACAACGCGCTCCGATCAACCGGCAGGTCACACACCGCGCACGCCAGCTGCTGGTGCTCGCAATCCAACCGCTCCCGGATCGCGTCCTGGACCAACGACGACAACCGCACATGCCCCAGATGCGCCCGACGGGCCCGGTCCAGCGCATCGGGCACCCACACGGTCACCCGGGCCACGAACGGCCCTCCAGGCGCCAACCAGCGACCAATCCGGCCCCGCCGGCACCGCGGTAGAGGATGCGATCGAACACATCGCCGCCAACCTCCGGCGTGTGCCGCTCGTTCGGTGTGCTCATCACGTTCATGACCACAGACAGTCTCCGCCAGCACCAACCAAACACCCCAACCGGGCGGTGCGCCCCGTCGGGGCCCTCGGCTTGTCGGTCCCGCGCCGCTCCCCGTGCCAGGTACGAGCGGGACCGACAGCCACCCACGACCACCCACCAAGGGGCCGCGGGTCCGTCAGGGAGCGCAGGAACCGCCCTGGCGGGGTCGGTTCCCTTGGTGGTCACCTCCCGGGCGGAAGATCGGGCCGGTGTAGCTCGGCCTCGTCGGAGAGAGCGTTGACCGACTCCCGCAGCGTGGCCAGGGCCTTCCACGGGTCGTCGGCAGCGAACGAGCGGGCATTCGTGGCGTCGAGGACAGCCGCCGTGGCGAGCATGTCCTTGGACAGTCGCTCGACGACCGCAGGGTGGGCGACCTCGGCCAGCTGCTCGTTGCTCGGGTGCATCTGCCCCTCACCCTGGGAGATCCTCATGTCCGGGCCGCCTGTCCGTGGCGGAGCCCCTTGAGCTGAGCGAGCCCCTGGCCGTCGAGGCGGCCACGTTCGCGGCGGTGCTCCAACCGGTGGACCCGGCGAGCGACACGCCGTCTGGAGGCTCCGAGCGCCCAGCCTCGGGCATCGAGATATGCCGCGTGCGCCTCGGAAACTAGCGATGTACCTTCGACCACGTCGCACCTCCTCTGGGGTGTCGGCCGTGCCCCCGGCTGTGCCATCAGCGCGGGGGTTCTACGCGCCAGCATGCCCCCTTCCGTGCGTGCACCGGTAGACGCATGAACCGGACACTGAGAGGGCGTTCCGACCCTCAGTGCGCAGGAACCCCGCGCTACTGTGGGTCGCACCAGAGGACGAAGGGAATCGGCGATGGCACGCCGACAACGCCTGATCGAGCGCCGCGAGGAGCTTGGTCTCACCCAAACGGACGTAGCCCGGGCGGCAGGCTGCGACGTGCGCACCTACCGCCGGTGCGAGGCAGGGATCAGCACGCCGCGTGCTGGCGACCGCAGGACCTTGGCCGAGGCGCTGGAGTGGACGCCGGCACAGCTAGCGCTGGCGCTCTCGAAGGACCCCCAGCCGGTCAACGGCCACGCCGTCCCCGGGTGGCTCGGCCATCTCGCCTCACTCGAGCAGGCCGCCGTCGAGAAGGCGGTGTGGGAACCGCTCGTCGTCCACGCCCTGCTCCAGACCGCCGAGTATGCCTTCGCCGTTGAGCGAGCCGACGTTGTCCCCCGGAGCGAAGAAGGCATCGCCCGGCGGGTCGAGACCCGCGTCGCCCGCCAGACCGCCCTGACCCGGTCGCCCGACCCCCTTCACCTGTCGGTTGTGCTCGACGAATCCGTGCTGCGCCGCTCCGCGGGCGGACGTGACGTGATGGCCGCCCAGCTCGACCGGCTAGTCGAGGTCGCCGAGCGCCCCAACGTCGACGTGCTCGTGCTCCCGCTTGACGCCGGCCGGTTCAGCGCCGCGTTCGGGTCGTTCTCGCTGCTGACGCAGCTTGGCGCCACCGCCCCCTACATGGCGGTCACCGAGGACCGGGCCGGCCCGCACTACCTCGACCGGGACCACGAGATCGAAGCCCACAGCATCCTCTTCGATCACCTCGTCGACGTCGCTCTGGACCCCGACCAGACCGTCGACCTCATCCAGAGCATCGCCAAGGAGTACCGCCGATGACCACCCCTCCCACCTGGCGCACGTCGAGCTACAGCGGCTCGAACGGTGACTGCGTCGCCGTCGCCGAGAACGCCGGCTCGGTGCTGGTGCGCAACAGCAACCACCCCGACCGCGGGACCCTGTCCTTCTCACCCGACGCCATGGCCACCTTCGTGGCCGCGTGTGCCGCCGGAGAGTGGGACCAGCCGTTGAGCACCGACGCCTGACCCGCGGTCCGGCCGTTATCGGCTCAAGGCTCGACCGGATGCTGCGGGTCGGCCCCAGGTAGCACGCAATCGGCGTAGGGCTCGGGCACGTCGGGGCCTTGCCAGGTCTGGCCGTCGCGGCCCCAGCCTTGTCCGTCAGACGCTTGGTGGATCGTCGTTCCGTCGGGACAGTCCCAGGTAACGAAGCCGGTTAGCAGCCTGTCGTCAGGGCCCCGCTCACACATGCCGCTGGCGTCGGCCTCGGCCAGCACGTCGGCCACTGGCCGCCCCGGAGCGAACACCTCGCCGCACGGACGCGCATCCTCGGCCGCCTCCGCCATCTCGGCCAGGTCACGAACCGCCTGGGCATCAGCATCTGACGCCGCCGGCGCATCGTCGTCACGCACCTCGGCGATGATCAGCCCGCCCATCAGCCCAGCCACCGCAGCCGCAGCAACCGCTCCAGCCACGAGGAGACCGGATGCCGGGCCGCCACGCAACGGACGCGTATGCACCCCGTCCCGGCGCCTCGAATGTGCCGCCATGCCGGCCCTTTCCTGCTGTCGTCCGCCGGTCACCGATCGTAGATCGGCGGGGGGCCGACCATTAGCCGGCGTAGAACGGGGTTCCGTGGAAGTACATAAAGTTTTCCGTCCATGCGCAAACGACAAGCATCCCGCCTCGAACGCTATCGCAGAAAAGGTAAACGAGATATTCCACTAGATTTGCTTTCCTTCCGTTGCGTGATGATGTGTATTGGGTTGGTTTCGCCCAGCCGATAGGGTCATGAGGTCGTCGCTGGCCCGCCAGCCGTCGAGGAGCTCGAGTGACCGCAGCTTGCCGAGCGCGTTCGACAGGCTCGAGCTGGTCGCTGAGTAGCCGCTGCGCTGGGCGAGGGTGTCACGCTCGACCGGGTTGGGCCAGGCATCGACGAACACGTCGAGCACCGCTCGTTCGGCCCGGCCGAGCCTCGACCGCCAGTAGCGGTAGAGCTCGTCGCCGGTCGGGAGCGGCTCGACCGGGGCCGCGGCGGTGATCCCCTCGGCGGTGGCCTGGATCGGCTCGCCGCCCGGGGTGACGTAGCCAGCGGAGCGCAACGTGCCGAGGGCGTTCGACAGCGAGCTGGAGCGGATCGAGTAGCCCGACAGCAACGCCAGCTGCACCCGGCTCCGGCCCGCCGGGTACTGCACCAGGACGCCGAGCACCCGCCGCTCGGCCCGGCCCAGCCTGGGCCCGTCAGCGGGATCGGCGCCGACGCGGGCGACCGCCAGCCGTTCCTGGTTGGCGGTGGCGATGTCGTCCTGGCAGTGCCGGCGGTGCTCGACGTACTCGGCGGCGGGGATCGGCTGGTGGCAGCTGAAACAGATCGTGGGCAACCGATCGTCGACAGCTCGCCCGACCTCGGGCTCTGGCACGGTGGCGATGCGGGCCCGGATGTCGTCGACGAGCGCACCGACCGGAGCGAGCAACTGCTCGAGGCGGGCCAGGACCTCGTCGTCGAGCACCGGCGCCGGCGCTGGCACGGGCTCGACGGTGGCGAGTTGGCGTTCGAGCTGTGTGATCCGCCGGCGCAGCTCCCGTGGGTCGTCAGCCTTCGTCTGTTCGATGGTCTCCGCCAGCGCCTCTTTGATCGCGGTGGCGTCGACGTCAGCGAGGGTCAGGGCCGGTCGCGACCCGGCACCGACGAGCGGTGTCGCGGCCGAGTCGAAGGTGATCCGTCGGTCGACGCGGACCCGCCGGGCGATGCCCAGCGTGGATGGCGCCAGGATCCAGGCCTCGCCGGAGTCGAGCTTGGTCAGTGACTCGACGATCTCGTCGCCGAGGTCCTCGTGGCGGACCCACCCCGCCGCGGTGCGCAGGTCGTTGGTGGCCGCCACACCGAGGCGGTGCAACACCACGGTGCCGACCTCCTCCAGCACGTCCTTGTGCAGCCGTGCCGGCCGCTGTGTCGCGAACCACCCGCCCAGGCCGAACGCCCGGCCCTCCAACAGCACCGCAGCGGCCGCTTCCTTGAGCTTCGCCGTGTCGCGGGACACCTTCTGGGGGATGTAGCGATGCGCCTCCTCGCAGATGACGCACCGCACATGGGGTTCGAGCTGGTGGCGGTCCATCAACCGGCCGAAGAACTCGGTCAGGAACCGGGCCCGGCCCGCGTGCGACAGGCGCGACACGTCGAGCACCGCGGAGAGGTTGTGGTCGACGAGCAGATCGGCGATCACCGCGCCGAGGGTCTCGGTGAGCGGGAAGCTCTGCTCGATCCCCCCGAACATCGGCACCGCGAGGCCCGGGCGGGTCCCGTCGGCCGACGATCGGATCCCACCCCAGTCGCCCTTCGGGTCGATCGCGACGAACGGGATCCCCGCCGTGTAGAGGACCTCCGCCCACCGCACCAGCGTGTTCGACTTCCCGCTGCCCCGCATGCCGATCGCCACCACGCCCTCGGTCGCGAACCACTCCGGCAGCACCAGGTCCTCACCCAACCGCAGACCACCGGCAGCGCCGGGCTTCGCCGCGGTCACGATCCAGCGGGCCGGGCTGGTGAGGTCCAGTCGTGGCAGTGCCCGCAGTAGCCCTCGGCCACGTCGGTGGTGTTCCGGCTCGTCGCCCCGCACCGCAGGCACGTGATCAACGGGCGCTCGAGCGGTTCGACCGTGATCGAGAAGTTCCCGAGCGCCCAGCGCAGCTCGAGCACGTTGGTCCACCGGCCCGCCTCGTTGACCTGGGGCTCGACGTCGAGCCCCACGGCCGCCAGTGCCCCGGCCAGCATGCAGACCACCACGACGGCCGGCTCGAAATCGGGGCCGGTGGGGCCGGTGTTGTCGCTCACCGGTCGTCCTGTTCGTCGTCGTGGTGGGGGTCGTGGGTGAGTTGGTGGACACCGGCGAACGCCAAGGCCGGCCATGCCGCCACCGCGATACGGATCGCGGGGGTCGTGCCCACGATCTCGGGGAACTGCGCCGCGACGTTCGACAGCAACGACACCCCGAGCGCGACGCACAGCCACCACCGCCCCGCCGGGCCCCGGTGGCGCATCGCCACCACCACGAGCCCATCGACGGTGATCGGCCACGCCCGGGCCAGCCACAGGTGCTCCCCCGCCGCGAGGGCCATGCCGTACATGTGGCCCCAGCTGATCGCCGCGGCGATCACGCCGACCGTCCACCGCACCACCGCCACCACGCCCGGTCGGCGGCCGCCG